TTTTATCTAACTTAGTGTGATATAGTAATTTAATAATGTGTTTAGACAAATAGACAAAGCAAATAGGAGTCGGCACATATATAAACGAAGATTTTTTAGGAGTTAACAGTTATGAACAATTTTCAGGAAGTAAAAAGTCGAGTCGGAATCCTTGATTATATGTCTAAGCATGGAAAGGTTGTAAAGGTATCCGGTCGTATTTATCGACTTGATGAGTGTCCATTTTGCCAAAGCCATAACGGGTTTACAATCCGCCCTCAATCTAATACCTGGCATTGCTATGGCAGTTGTGGACTTGGCGGGAGCATCATAGATTTTGCGAGTAACCTTTATAAGGAAACAGAATATGAGGCTCTAATACGGATAGCAGGGGAATACAATATTAATATAGAGGTAGGTCAGGTTGATAACAGTGTGAAGACCAAGCTTGAGATATTCAAGAAGGCAGAGTTATACTACCGAAATAATCTCACTACCGAGCAGAAGAAGTTTTTGAAAGAAAAGCGGAAACGAACCGATAATATAATAGCCTTCATGCACTATGGCGGGGCAACCGGAGATTTGCACAAATTTTTAAAGAAAGAGGGATTCGGAGTTGAAGAGATGATTTCCTCCGGTCTTGTTTGCAAGGCTGAGGACGGTAGGATATATGATTTTTTTAGTAAAGGCAGGATCATCTACCCATTTTATAAATCAAGTTCGGTTGTTGACTTCTCAGGCAAAGACTATTTTGCCTCTGACAAAAAAAATAAAAACAGGCAGTTGCTATATGGATTTAGGCTTAGGGATAATGACTTCTTCGGTGAGTCCGATTTCTATAAGGACAAAATAATATTTGTAGAGGGCGAAGAGGATAGGATAGCGGTTATTCAAGCCCTTGTGGGGAATGCCGACAAGGCAAATACACGATTAGAGTTCGGAGTAATAGCCTGTTTAGGGGGATTATCCCCCGAGCAGTTAAGTAAGCTCCAAAACAAAGCAGAAGGTCGAGAGTACTATTTAGCCTTCGATAATGATAAAGAGGGAGCAAATTATATAGAGAAGGCATCAATAGCATGTTTGGGTGGTAAGGGCTACCCCATGATTATTGAGTTTGAAGAGCATGACATTGATGATCATTTCAAGGTATTTGAGGGAGATGCCCGGAAAGAGGTTTATGACCTTGTGGAGAATGCAAAGAGTTATATGGAGTACGAAATAGAGCGACTCCCTGTAGAAGATGATACTCTTTCCGAAAAGGCTAAACTTGGGATGTTAAACCGGATTGTTTCTCTTCTAGAGTACTATGAGGAGAACCCTCTTCTGTTTGAAAAATACAAGAAGTTGCTAGCGAGCAAAATATCCGGTAAGGAATATGGATCAATGGCTAAGGTGACCAAAGCTATTGAGATCATGCTAATAAAACTAAAACAGCTTGAAGAGAATATAGACGGGATGCCGACCGGGGATGAGTGGAATATTATCAAAGATACGAAGAAAAACCGTTATTTTAAGAGGCAGAAGGGCGGTATGTTCAAGATTGCTGATTTCACAATAGATATAATATCTACTGTGTATCGAGAGGGTTTGCTTGAGTATGAGGTGATTTTAACGAATTCCAGGGGGAAAATATCCAATCCGGTAATAATGAGTGGAGATGCGAGGTCTTCAGTGAGGATATTTACCAAGTTATTGGCAGACACCGGAGAATATCACTTTTATGGGAAGGATGTAGAGCTGAGTGAGATTTGGTATTATGAAGAGGTACACGCTAAGGTAGATAATGAGATACATGTAGAGCAGAGAATAGGTTGGCTCAAGAAGCATAAAGTATTTTTATTTCATAACTGTGCCTTCAAGGACGGGAAGCTCTATAAAGCAGAAGAGGATGGCACCGTGTACGTAGGTAAGAAGGGCTTGCGTATAGAGGATGTGAATGTGTATAATGGTGTAAAGGCACTAATAAATATAGAAGAGACTCCGACCAAGGCATTCATTGAAGAAGTAATCTCACACTTTCACGCCATGTGGGATTGTCGAGGGGAGCATGATAATGAGCCTTATACCTCATTTAAGGCATATATGCAGTTAGGATATTTAGCCTCAAGCATATATCTCCCTGAGTTAACAAGTGGAGAAGGTAAACATCCATTTTTCTTTGTTTATGGGGCGTCTGATTCTGGTAAATCTGAGGCAATAAAACTTCTATTGCAGTGTGCCGGTTTTGACGCAATGGGAGAGAGCTACGACACCTGGTCATTGAATGCAATGAGTACTGTTTTGGAACAGATAAGCTGTTTGCCCGTGTGGGCAGATGAATATAATAATGATGATAAGCCAATTCAGAAAGCAAGGATACTGCTACTAAAGTCAGCATATAACCGGATGAGCGAAACCAAGGGGGGATTAAACAGTAAGCGAAAAACAAGAGAGGTAAATGCCTCTTTGATTATTTCCGGTCAAGACCGTGTAGATGAATATGCGGTTTTATCGAGAGGTTATACCGTCCATAAACCGACATATAACGCAAAGGGCACTCGTAGCTACTATTGGCTCAAAAGTCAACGAGATCGACTCTCTTTGGTTGTGCGGTGGCTCATAGAAAATAAGAATAGAGAGACTGCAAAGGAACTTCTTGAAGAGCGAAAGCGGATATATAAGTTTTTAAGTGAGAGGAATGTCAAAGTAAAGGATAGGACATTATTCAATATAGCGACAGTAGCTTCTGGGTTCTCTATCTTTGGGTATAAGAAGTATTACAATGAGTTTCTTGAGTGGTTGGCAATCGAGGCAATCGAGGATACCCGTCGTAAGAGCAGTGAAGAGGTACTCAGTAGATTCTTTGGAGACATCGAGATAATGTATAAGGATCAGGAGTATCTGAATTATGTTAAGGTAGATGAGATGGGTGTTCATATCTTCTTTAAGAAACTGTTTTCCGATTGGAAAAAGCACACCAAGCTTACCAACATGACCGAGCGGATCAGTGAGGGCGGATTGAGAGACTATATTTTGAAGTCTGATATGTATGTACCTCAAATTGACAATCGAGTAAGTATTCAGGGGATTCAGAGAAGGTGCTTACTTCTCGACCCCACGAAAGCCCCGGAAAACCTTCAGGCACTCTTTGAGCAATGGGCAGAGGATTCAAAACCTAAACCAGTGACTTCAAGCGGTTGGGGTGATTAATGGCTAAAGAACTTGATAAAGTGTTTAAAGGGTTTAATGAATTTACTACACCGCTGTACTCTGTGTGTCTTGATAAATACCTCAAGCAGTATAAGCCCGAAATAGTAACCGAAATCTACGATAGGTTAGATAAAGCCGATAAAATTACTGAAGACAAGGACGTGGAACAATTCCAATCACATTTACGGGTTGTTGCCCGGATTATCAAACAATCGGCAAATTTGTACAGACGCCCTTTAACCAATAATGAGAAAGCTACCATTCATATAGAGTGGAAGAATAAAGGTAACGGGAGTTATACCGAAAAACTGAAGGAGATAATCGGGAAGGAGAGTTCTACTGACATGGAGTATTGCGAGTATGTGTTGTTTTTAGATGAAATGAAGAAGATAACAGAGGGGAATACAGCAAATGGACGGGTAGAATGCAAAAGATAGGATTGATTGCTATAGATGAAACTAAGTTTCCTAATCTACCACTGATGAAAATTTCTGCCTTTCATAAGAACGCAGGAGATATTGTAGAGTGGTACAATTTCATGAATAATTATGACAGGGTCTACATTTCAAAGATATTCACTTACAGTTCTGACTATCCATATAAAATATCAGCGGATCAGATAGTAAGGGGAGGGACTGGATATGATCTAAAAACAATATTGAGCGAAGAGATAGAGCATGTTTATCCAGATTATAGACTTTATCCTGCGAACGAATCTGCTCTTGGTTTTCTTTCCCGGGGATGTCCAAGAGGATGTTCGTTTTGTATTGTTACTGAGAAAGAGGGCTTTGCCCATAAGGTTGCAGATTTGCATGAGTGGTACAGAGGACAAAAAAGAATAACCCTTTTAGACCCGAATATATTGGCGACACCGCAAAGAATTGAGCTGCTAAGACAATTAGCAAAAACGAAAGCAAAGGTAGACTTCACGCAAGGATTAGACATCCGATTAGTTGACCAAGATGTTATAACTGCCCTTAGAAAGATAAAATTAAAACGATTTCATTTTGCCTGGGATTTAATGCAGAATTCCGAGCTAATCAAGCTAAATCTATTGAAAGTAAAAAATGAATTATCCCTAACCCGTCATAAAATGAGCCTATATATTCTGACAAATTACAATACTTCAATAGACGAGGACTTTGAAAGAGTAGGTTGGTGTCTTTCAAACGACATACATCCCTATGTCATGGTTTATAACAAACAAGAATTACCTGCCTGGAGTTTCTATAAATCTCTGCAAGCCTGGACACAGAAATTTTGCTACACAATGGGCTTTTATGACTTCTTAGCACAAAGAAAGTCGCCTGTTCCACCTGAGTTTATCGGCACACGATATGAGAAAGAATACATGAATATTATAATGGGGAACCGCAAATGAACGCAAATAGACGCAAATTGGGGGAGAGAGGACTTACAGGGATGGACAGTGACGCAGAAACAAAATGCAGAATTATGCCATCTGTCTTAACCTTAATAATCAGAAAAAAATGGTTTGATATGATTGTTTCCGGGAAAAAAACGGAAGAGTACAGGGAGTTGAAACGGTATTGGAGGCATAGGCTTTTCACCGAAAGATTGCCACACATAGAGGAAGGTTCTCTTTGTCACACCTTTAAGAAGTTTGATTATGTCCAATTCAGGAATGGTTATCAGAATGGCTCTCCTACAGCAATCTTTAAATGCATAGGGATTGAAATCGGGAAAGGAAAAGAAGAGTGGGGAGCTATTCCAGGTGAAAGATACTTTATCATTAAACTTGGGGAGAAGGTATTAGAAACATGGAATCTAAAAACGGGAGAGGACTCACAAGGACGGGCAGGAACGAACAGAAGAAAAAGCAAAATACGGGCAAGATGTTTGCTAACCCGTGAGGGAGGGAATCATGATAATAAAAAATGATAATAACGGGCGAATGCTTTTATTGCCGGAGGCTTGGGATGATGCGAATTCAAGAGAGCTTTTTATGGAGAGGATGCGAAACGCAATTCCGGCTGTTGATCGGATGTATTCCGCCGAAGTTGGAGGTTGGATTATTGAGAAAGGCTATTTAAAGTTATTGTTGGAGCTTATAGAGAACTATGGCTTAAACCAATTGGGATTTTAAACCCTCGTGAGAGGAAAACTAAAGAAGGAGTACCAAATGAAATCTGAAAATGGGAAAGACAACGGGATGTTACCTAGTTATGTCACTGAATCAGCTTGCCCACCACCCCCTGAGAAGGACAAAGACGACCAAGGGGACAGTCTTGTGCAGACAGGGGAAGAAAAGAGCCAGCAGAATGACTGTTTAACAGTAGAGTCAGACTGCCTTGGTTGTCATGACTGTGAGACTCCCCAGGAAAGCCTAGAAGGGATGGTTTTACGCCATATACAGAGAACTTCCGGGCATGAGGCTATTGATATTAAAGCCTTAAAGGAGGAGTTTCCCGATATAGTTGATCTTGAAACAGGGCAAGTCAGGCGTAAGTTCTTTGAAGAGGTAATTCGTCCTCTTGGTCGAACCATTATTGACCGAGACAAGCGAACCATTACTATCTCAATGGAGCCTTGCCTGGAAGATTTTGACAATGTTCACCTTCTCATTGGTGTTGCTATTGATTTGGTAGAGGTAAAACAAGCGAATTCACCTTCCGGTTATAATACAAGGACAATCTCGTCATTGTATGAGGCATTACGACATTATAGCCGGGAAAGTTAATTAACACCATTAAGGAGGTTGGCAGAACCAAATTAATGGAGGCTAAGAATGGTTAAGTTTATAGTTGTAATTGATTGTAGTGAGCGAGGGACGGATATTGAGCTGAAGATACAACAGCGAAAGGATTCCAACAAAGATGAGTTGAAAAGTGCTGAACAGTTGCAAGAGGTATTCAAGAAACTCTTTGAGGGCGAATACAAGATATTGGACAAGAAAGCAGATCAGCTAAGAGAGATAGAGGATAAGTATAAGGTTAAGATAATAACTTTAGACGAGGCTAGGAGAGGGCTATGAGACAGGATAAAATCATTGAGATTATTGAACGTCTTGTAGTTTCTGAAGGCAATACCCTTACGAATGACAAAGATGATCCAGGAAAGCTAACATATTGTGGAATCAGTTTTGAGTTTAATCCTAAATGGGAAGGGTGGAAGTTATTGAAATCACTTCAGAAGAAGTATCCAGAAGAGTTAATTTACCCTAACATGCAGGAATCGGTATTTGCGTTTTACATAAAAGAATATTGGGATAAAATGGGGCTTGGAGGATTAGACTCTCCCGAGATTGCAGAAACAATGCTACATCTTGGTGTGAATTGTGGACGCTATCAGGCAGGGAAGATATTCCAGGCATCAATAAACACAATGGGATATAATCTCAAGGAAGATGGGTGGATAGGGAATAAAACAATTTCAGCAGCCAATCAGATTAATGTCATAAAGACGATCGGCGACTCCGAAGATTTGCAGATGATAATTGCACATAACGCAATGTCTTTTTGGTTATCAATCTCACAACCTAAGTATCTTTATGGAAGGTTTCGGAGATTGAGGAAACTGCTAATGCTGATGAAATGAGAAACAGGGGCGGGTACACAGGCAGGATGCCTGCGTACCCGGAGGGGACGGATAGGGACTAACAGGGACAGACAGAAATACAGGATGCAGGAGGGGCGAATGGTGTTCGCCAGTACTGCCCCGCAATAAAGGAGAAAGAGTATGAGTATATTTAAGCAAGGGGCAGAGATAGAGTACCGGGGTAGTTTTTATTTGGTATATGCCCGGACACCTGAAGGGGTACTCTATCTCATGGAAAAGGGTGAGTGGGATGTAGAGAAATATTCTCTCACCATTCACGAGAGTTATTTCGGAGACAGGGTTGTTGAAGTAACACAGCAGGCTGAAGAGCTGTATGAGTTATATGCAAAAAAAGTCAAGCCTGGGAACCGTAAGCGTAGCGTAGAATACATCAGAAAGCATTTGGTAAAAGGTAAAAGTTACATGGAAATGCGAGATATTATTGACAAATACGCAATTAAAGTTACGAATGTCGAAAGAAAGTATAAAAAGAATCCAGAGAACTTTTTTTCGATAATTAACGGACAGGTTTAGAAGGAGTCGCTTTGGCAGTAGAACCATTGCCTTTACCGGATATAGCCAAAATAATCAGGTATTTTGAGGAGAAGGGACGCATACGAGTATCACTTATGTGTCAATTCCTATTCCACACTAATCTCCGTGTAGGAGATGCTTTGCTTTTAGAGTGGCGGGATGTGTTAACCGATGAGGGTATAGTAAGGCGGAAGTTAATCATACAGAGAGAACAGAAGACCCGTAAGAAGAAGGTATTCCCCATCACTGAACCGCTTGCTGAATATCTCTTCAGGTTTTACGAGAAATATCATCCCCGTCTCTATGACAAGATATTCCAGAGCAGTTCCCCACGAGTAAAGGGATCAGGACGGGCATGGAGACGAGAGAGTGTATGGGTGTTTATCCAGGAGGCATGTGTTGCTTGCGGGATTGAGGGGGATTACGGTTGTCATAGTTTTCGTAAGGCGTGGGCAACCGAGGCACTAAAGAATGGCACGAAGGAGGAGGTCGTGAGTGAGGCACTCAATCACACTTCAGTGAGGGAAACCCGAAGGTATTTAGGGATAAATTACCAGGTACTTGAGAAAGAGTACATCAAGGTTTCCGAACAATTGAAACTACCTTCAGATTTAGAATTTCCAGAAAACAAGAAATATGAAAGGAACTATACCCGGAGGAAACCAGAATGCAAAGTAACCACACATCAGAGCAAGCCAAAGAGGTCATCAGTAAGAAAGCAAACGACCCGGACTTCTACGGCGAAGTAGTCGTAAAGTATAAGGGTGGGATGATTTATCAGATAGAAGAGAAGAAGATCTACCCTAAGAACGCTGGGGGGAAGTAATGGACTTGGGAATGGGGTTAAATAAGAAAAAGGGGCTGATTTTGGCGAAATCGGAAGACATGCTAATCAAGTTCCCTATTCCTGCGGGAGGGAAAACAATACAACTCCCGTTAACCGGCATCTGTAATTGTACAATTTATTGGGGAGATGGAACAGTTACATATCCAGAAGGGAATTTATCATATCCAAGTGCAGAATGTACACATTTCTATGAAGAAGGGACATTTCTTTGTAGAATAAAGGGAACAGCTGATCGATTTGGATACAGTAATAGTACAGAATGGGAAGGCGGAAGGTTAAGCCCATATATCTTATCATTTGGGAGACAAATACAGTCATTTGTCGGTGCGTTTGCGGGTTGTCGTTTAGCCTCTATCCCCAAATACCTGCCAGAACAAATAACATCTTTGTCTTTTATGTTTTCAAAATGTTCAGGAGATATATCTAATTGTCAATACTGGAATACTTCAAATATCACTAATATGTCCAGATTTGTTCTTTATACTCCACAAGACCCTAATGTTGAAAACTATGATGTAAGCTCAGTTTCGGATTTCGTTTCATTTGCCACAGGCAACACTGGATTCAATCAATATCTTGGAAAATGGAAATTGAGAACAATCGGCACAAACATGTATGGATTTGCCAATGTTGCAACAACCGGGTGGGTAAGTTCGAAGATTGAACCGACCATAATATCCTGGGCAAATTATGTTAAATCAACTTATAATGGGAAAAGCAAAAATACTCCAAAAGATGTTCAACTAGGATTACCAAACATTGAGCTAACAAGCACTATTTATCCAGATGAAGAAATTGAAACATATGATCTTGGAGAAAATGCTTTTCGGGATGCACTATCTGCTCATACATTTCTAATTACAGGAACCGAATTTAATGGAGCAGGATGGACTATATCGTTCGGATAAAGGAGTATTTAAATGGAGATAACACAACCAACATGGTACATTGCCCATAATGGGATAGATGTATTTCACCGGGGATATATTGTTGAAGGAAGAATAACGACAGGACAGCCATTTTTAGAAACATTTCTTGTTAAACAAACCGGGATTAACCGTTTGATAGAGCTTGGCTCGCCAGTAATAGATTTTCCAGAAGAGGTTGAGCAATAGTTAAGTTTCGTTAAACGGAATTTAGCTTGACAATAATTGAATCAAAATGTTGGATTGAAATTGAAGACGATGTAATTTAAACAGCACGAATTTTGCTGTTATCTATCTACCGAAGCACGGATGATAAATCCGTGCTTTTTTATTTTCGGGAGAATAACATGGTAGAAGAAACTGAAAAAAATTTGAGCTGGCTGAAAAATGTTCTAGCGATTTGTGCAATTATTGTAGCAATAACTACATCATACGCATCCCTAAATGCAAAAGCTTCTCAAAACAGTACAAGAATTGATGTGATTGACCGCAGAATAGAAACACTTGAGAAAACTACAAGTGAAAGTCAATCCTCACTCCAAGAAATTAAGCTCAACTTAAAGCGACTTTGTGAACAACAAGGCGTGGGGTATATAGAAAAATGAGAATGCGAAGAGCATTTAATACCTACGGGCATAATCAGAGGTTCTAATGGATGAAGTCAGCATAGTTGATACAATTATGAATCTCCGAACCAAGTGTATGAGTGCATGGGCATCTGCTACGAGAAAGTCACACGAGTGCGACAACTATGTATTGAACAATCCTTATACGGCAGAGGAAGAGGAACGAGCGAACGAGCTTTCTAAGCCATTATTGAAGTATCCGGTAATCAATTCCCGGATTCTTGCCCTCATGGGACAGGAGCAAGCTAACCGCAGGGGGATTCACATAACGCCCGGGCGACCGCAAGAGACTGACCTAACAGAGATAGCTATGACGATATTTGATGATGTCATGGAGCGTGAGGATATATGGGAGAAGTCGATACTTGTCGCCGTTGATGGTTGGATTAAGCCAATCATGGGTTTTATAAAGCGGGATTTAATCATCAATGATATGGGGTATCTTGATTTTACATACAGTGTTCTAAACAGTTACAATGTACATATAGATGCCGAGACCCGGGATTATGATTTGAGTGATTGCAGTTATGTAATAATCGACAACTGGATGACCCTTGATGAAATACGGAACGAATACAAGGGGATGTCTTTCGCTGAGACCAAAAGTTTCGGAAAATGGGATGAAGTAGAAGAGTCATTCCGAGATCAGGAGACCCGTTATGGAGTAGAGGAAACGCAGATAGGAGATAGGTATCTTGTATGTCATTTGAAGGAACGCAAGTATGAGACGGAATATTTCGTATTCCGGGACAATCGTATCGTTGCCGTTGATGAAGAATCGTTAGTCCGTGGGGAAGAGGTTATCAACAGTCGTCAGCGAGGATATATCAGAGAGACTATAGTGGTTCCTCATTTCAAACAAGATGTAGTGTTGTATGATTCGATACCCGAGATCAAGACTTCCAACTTTGGGGTTTTTCCAATCGGCAGTTTCAAGATGAACTACCGTTTAGCAGAACGCCCCTCACTTGTCGGCTTACTTATCGACCCTCAAGCAAACATCAACAAGAGGATGTCACAGCATACAGATTATATCACACAGATGTTAGGAGCACCGTGGTTTGTTGGTTATAAAGATGAAGAGGCAAGCCGGGAGTTGCAACGAGTAGGTAATCAGCCAGGGGCAGTCATCAGGATCAAGAATTTTTCACAGAAGCCATATCGAGATTTTCCACATGCTGTTGAGACTGGGAGTCTTCAGACCGCCCAGGTTGAGCAGTCTTTTATTGAGGACATAACTAATATCCGTCCTGCTCAGTTAGGATCACCAGGGAAAAGTGGGGAAAGTGGGAAGAAATACCAAATGCAGTTAACTCAGGCATTAACCGCAACAAACCCTTATTACGAGAATATTGCTGAATTGAGGAAACGAATAGCCCAAGACTGGTGTGATTTAGCCCCGCAGGTATATTTTGAAGACGGGCGATTGATTGAGAACCAATACGGGCAGTTACTTCTTAATCTCAACTATAACGGTAAGATATATAACAATATGCGAGAGGCATTATTCAAAGCCCAACTTGATGACAGCGATAACACTCCAACCAGGATAGAGCAGAAGTTTAACATTTTGATGATGTTCATAGAATTACTTCAGAAGGCAGGCTATCCGCCAGAGCTGTTACCAATAGAATACGCCATAGAGCAGTCTCAGTTACCTAACAAAGAGGAGTTTTTGCGTAAGATACAGCAAGCAGAGCGAATCATGGGACGTGAGAAGGCATTAAGAGAGGCAACCGAACAATTCAATCTACTACAAGGAGGTCAAAGTGCCTAAGGGTGAGATATATCCAAGTTCAGTTAATATAGCCCTTTTGGTTGGGGGTGTACCATTTGACAGGCTCGACGACACGAGTTCAGCAACCCCGGCAACAACCGTTTACGATATAATTTTAGTAACCAAGGACGCAACGAAATTCGCAACCCTCAAGGATTCGGAAGGGAATGATGTCACTGGATACTACAATGACGAGCTAAATGACGGAGACACGCTATATGGAGGCTTTACTGAGATCAGTTTAACAAGTGGAGCCATCCAGGCGTTTTCGGCATCTAAATAAGAATGGAGGAACGATGAAAAGATTTGTAATAGCCTTATTGCTAATTGTGGTAATGGGGTGGCTTTATGCTGACATGGCTGTCTTCGACCCGATAGGGACGGAGAGGACAGAGATGCCCCAGGGAACTGGAAGAGGTGCAGAGAGCCGACAGGATGTCGGCGTGCCCAGTATGCAGAGACAAACAGGGGTGACCACCCCGATAGATTTCAACAGCACCCCTTCCGGGGAATATGGAAATACGATAGTTGAATATCACAGGTATGAGACACCGTATCCTACAGTTAAATATGGAAATGATGAAGAGAAACCGGAGGGTAAGAAGTGGCTGGAAATCCTATATTTTTTAGGAGGGTTGTTTGTTATATATTTCATGAACAAGGTGTTGAAGCTTCCAATTACACAAACACAACGAGATTTGATAGGTGGGCTGTTCCCATATCCCAAGCTCCGTCCGTTCATCTATTTGGTAATAAACACGATAGCCGATGTAGAGAATGATAAGACAATTCCATTTAGGGGTGGTGCAGACAAGAAGGCAGAAGTTGTAAAGCGACTTGAGACCAGCATTGATGCAGGTACCCGCAATGTAATCGAGAAAAGCGGGTTAAAGATACCAGCTATAGTAGAAACAGTATTCCAGGGCGTCTTTAATGGTGCTGTCAATGCCGGGATAAATAAACTGATGGGGAAGTAAGCGATGAAAAACGAGAATCCTACCGACTATTCAGAAGTATCAGAAGAGATATTTGAAGATTATGATCCGAAGCAATATGACCCCGATTCCTACGAAGAAGAGGAAGAGGGAGGAGAAGAGAGAACTACTGTTCCAGAAGGTTGGGAGCGGGAGAAGGCTGATTATGAGGCGAGGCTTGCAGAGTATGAGGCTAAACTCAACAATATTGGCGGGAGCACTTCAAAGTTGGAGTCTGATCTGAAGAGCGTTCAATCCGAGATAGAGTCCTTTGATTTTGCCGATCATGAAGACGGCACAAAGGCATTTCAGGCTTTAGTTGAGAAAAAGCTGAAGCTTGAGAGTGAGTTAAAAACAATCAAGGAAGCCCCTTCATTCGCCAAAGAGAATGCAAGCACATTTGTTTCCGTACAGAAAAAGATCAAAGATGAGATGGGTACAACCCTTACCCCCACAGAGTGGACGGAAATTCGTAAGATAGCGACCTCACTTGCCGGAGGTAAGGCAGTTACAGAGGATAATGTAATGTCCGCAGTATTCAATCATATTGGAATGGAGCGATATAATTCCATGGTAGCTCTTAGTGGAGAACACCAAGCCCGTCGGGGAATGAAGACCGCTACCGCAAAGACCACTCCCAAAGACAAATCTGCGGGAGGTACACGAAGATTTTCGGAATTAAGTGAGGGCGAGAAAGCCCATGCAATCGGCAGGATGAGTCCTCAACAGTTCGCCAAGTATTACAAAGATACATACGGGCGAGATTTAAACGAATAACAATAAAAACCCAACAGGGAGGTTCTTATGCCTAAAGGCACAGATGCACTGCATTATCATGCTCGTATATCGAAAGATGTAGAGCGAGCAGTGGAGGCTTCCCTTTTCTTCTCCGCCTTTACAAAAGACTTGAAAGTAACGACAGGGAAAGGGAAACAGATAATTGATGTTAACGGGGAATCCGGTATCGTCAATCAGATTAAGGGCTTTGACACAGCCAATGGATTGGACAGTTGTTTAATACCTGTTCAGAAACCGTTAGAAGTACCTGCGGTATATGGAGATCAGGATTTAGAGGCAACAGGAGAGAAACTATCTTTTAATCTTAAAAGATGTTTCATCAACCAAGGGAGCAAGGTTGTAACCTTGAAAGAGGGCAACATGTCTGCTTATCGTGAGAGAAACCTTGAGAGATCAGAAGAGCGAGGGGTTCCGGCAATTGTAGAGTTCTGGAGCAAGCAAAAGAATTCAGAAATGATTTCCGCTCTTTATGAGGGACATTCCTATAATACAACCGTGGGTTTGAATAATGCCCCGGGAGGTATCGGAGCCAAGCAGGCACTTCATCCCAACATGTATTATAACACAGTCAATGCAACAACGGGGCAATCCGGTTCTATCATAACAATCGGATCAGAGAAGGTTAACAAGACGCCTGCTGAGATTAATGCAAAGATTTCTACGGGTTATTCAGATTTAACCCTTCCGAGTCCGTATATGTTTGATGCTGTGATTGAGAAGCTGAAGAAGCTGAAGATACTCGAGCCGGTTAAGTTTATGGGTTCAAAGTTTTATCTTTGTGTCGCCAGTTTGGCAGTACGCCGTGCGTTGATGGCAAACGAGGCATTTATAAAGAGGATAGACACCCTCACGGATGTTCTTGCAGAATTCAGGCACAATCCATATTTTTCCGCTCTGGATTTAGTTATGGATAATGTAATCCTGAAGTTTGACGACATTGTAAGCCGTCCCTGGAACTCCACCAACAGTACATTTATGGGAACACACTACATGCTTGAGAATTCATACGCAAGTGGTGAGAATCACGCATTCTTGTACTTCCTTGGTAAGGGAGCCTTGGGAGCAGGGCTTGTTGACCCAGTCAGGGTTGAGACCCAGCAAAGAAACTTCAGGCAAGCCAAAGAGGCAGCCCTGATGGAGATATACGGTTATGCCAGAGGTGAGAGTGTTTCCGATGCTGACGAGGCTAACTATTTCAGCAAGGGTAACAGAACCAGAACCGTTAACACAAGCCAATTTGATGTACTTAACCAGACATCAATGATGTTAGCCTGTAAAGTATAGGAGGTTACAAATGGGTTTAGATAGAAATGTTAAGGTTAGAGGTCTGAATGCCCGAGAGCTTATGATTCATCCCAGGAGTAAGAGCATAACCGCAGATACTACAATGATTTTTGCAGAAGGAAACACCACTTTCGACAATACCGGGGCAAGTGAGGCAATAAGCTTACTTTTACCTGAAGCTACACAAAATGGTCTTCGTTTTGGCATAGATATTATGGTATCTCAGTATCTTGGTGTCAAAATCCCAGTGGGTTTTTCGATAGAGCATCCTGAAACTGGAGAAATCATTGCAGGCGATGGAGCTTCTATCGCTTTTAAATCAAACGATAAAGGAGCTTTTGCCATTTTCGAGTTAGATGATACAACCTGGAAGGTGATTAGTTCATCCGGGAATTGGCGACAGCCTGTTGCTAAAGTAGCTGACTATGATTTAAAGGAGACTGATTCCGGTGGAGTTTTCACAAATGAAGGTGCAAGCGGAGCTATAGTCTTTGACCTTCCGGTCGCTAAGGAAGGGTTGAAATATCACTTCCGAGTAATGGTTGCCCAGGCACTGCGGGTTAATCCGCAGGATGATGAGCAGGTAAGCCTTCCTTCCACGGGAGCCTTACAGGTCGCCGGGAAATACATAGAAGCCGATGCAGTCGGAGAGAGCGTAACCGTTGAAGCAAACTCAGACGGTAAGTGGTTCGTAACGAAATATATCGGGACTTGGACTGCCGAGTCATAGGATACTCCAAAGATGGGGGAGAGGACTTGACCCTACTCCCCCATAACTACAAGGAGAATGAATGATTTATCGACCAGAGACAAATGATTTAGTACAGTTAAAGGATACTGATGCTGAGGTATTTGCGTCCTTTAAATACATTACTGTAAGAGAATGGAGAGAAGCAAAGTTGCCAGGGATTCCTAAGAAAAGAACTTTTGTTTTTGATCCTGACACCCCTTTTTACGCTGACCGAGCCGTAGCTAATTGGCTGTTAAAGCGATTTTCGACAATTTCCATAGTAGATAATTATGTGGAGCCTGAAGAGTTTAGAGAGACCTCATTTGCCGATATTCAAACAGAGCTAAGTGAGCTGTGGCACAAGTGCAAGAAGTTGGAGTGTATTCCGACCGAAATGGTTTATGGTGGTTCCCGCAGAGCGATGATAGATAAGATACTTAAACTCCGCATCATTCACAAAGCACACACACGAGAGGAGTAAATCATGACATTAGGAGATATAAGAAGAGCCGTTAAAGATAAGTTTCCAGATTCAGATTTATCGAAGATAGATCGCTGTTTCATCAGTACAATAGATTATTTGAATTCCCAAATTAAAGGGAATAAGGGCATAAAGAATGCAGTAGCATATAACGGAACAGACTTCACGGCTGAGACCGGATTTACTTATGAATCAGCGACTCAGATATTAACGCTCCCCGTGGATTGCCTTGAAGTTATGGCGGTATTTGTCGGGAATTACCGATATGAGGCTATGTCCGCCGATATGTTTGAGCAACACAGTAAAGACAACCCATACTACACTGTATTGAATAGAGAACAAATCAAGCTATCTTCAACTGTTGCCAGCCATTTGATTACAGGACAATACATAAAGATCGAAGGCTCATGGGGAATATCCTTGCCTAATCCGCTAACTCCGAATGGGACAATATCAACAATTCCCAAGCAGTGGGAACAGTTGATTAAGTACGGGACAATCAGTGAGTATGATCCAGAGAGCAAGGCATCACAGTTTGCCCAGAAGATGTTTTTCCAGATGATCAATAATATTCAGGACTTTGAAGATACCAAGCAGGAGAACCCCAAAGAACTGCAACAGCACAGCTACAAGTAAAGAAGTAGGGAAAAATGCTTTACTCTGAATTTAAGACAGAGGTATTGAAAGAGGCAAATGCAGTTTCATTGTACCAGGGTAGTACCCGAGCCGGGGTTTTATTTCTTCAAAACTTTAACGAGATACTACCCGAAGTGCCATTGGAGGATATACCCGGTTTACATAGTACGCCTGTAGTCGCAATAGACCGCACCCCGTTCACATTGAACAGTCCCGCCTCTTTTTCTCTTGCCACAGGTCAGAATGTGTACAGGTTACTGCGATTTTATGAGAACCCGAACAGTGTCGGAGACCCGCCTTTAATTTATGAGCATAAGGAAGTATCTGAGATAGAGAACATAGGTTCTCATGATGCATTTAAGGTTGGATCGGGCAGTAACATGGTGTTTTGGTGGCAAATAGGGAGTACAATAAATTTCTATCCTTCCGCCCTTTTATCCGGAAAGAGTGCCATTGCAGAGATTATAGCCTATCTCCCAGCCCTCGCAGATGGCACGGAGTTGACGAGCATAATCAGCCCCCGTCTTGAGAGCAAGCTGTTAAAGAAGACCGTCCAGGATTTAGTTAGGGAGCTGTTTTGAAAGTAATCAGGATACCTTCTTTTACGGGTCAACTCAAGAAAGACAGTCGAGAAGATTTAATCGACAGTGGAAAGGGAGAGGTTTCTTACAGGTACAATAACTATCCCGAGAATGGCAGGTTGAAACGCCGTAAAGACACACTCCCTTTTGATTCTTCCATGTCGAGTAATATAACCTCTGCGATATACAATGCGATAAAGCGAATTTATGTATGGGATAATCCAATGGTATGTAGTGCTTATCCCGGGGAGAAACTTTATCTGATATGGTGTCAAGGGAGTGGAGACACCGGGACGCTGTATTTTTTGCAAAAGAAAACAATTTGGGAGGTTACTTCACTATTTGAGGAGCTTTATTCCCCTCAGATTGTAACATACGGTAACCGGGTCGTGATAGTTGACGGGATCGGTAATTCTAGAGCGTTATTTGTAGAGATCGATCGAACCAAGGCTTTATTGTATGGGGTTCTAGGAGTTCCTGCTATTGAGATATCAGGATATTTAGATTCAGTTCCAGAGTTTGGGGATATAGAGGATTTAGTTTTAGGAACCAGTATAGAGGGTTGTTCTGCTTTTCAATATTTAGTAACTCAAGTTTCCAGTGTAAGTGGTGAAGGGAATCCGTCTCCTCTTTTCTATACAGATACCAACAACAGGTGTCCACTAATGCAAAGAGAGTGGGGGATAGACGGGATAATCCAGAATGTGTTAAAAAGACAGACAATCAGCAATATTTATCCTAGCTATGTTGGTGTATCTGAAAGTATAAAAGACAAGATTGAGTACTTTAAAATATACCGAAGACATAAGACATATTCAGATGGAGTTATCGGTTGGAGTCCATTCTATTATGTTGGGCAGACAGATGTGTTACAGGATCATGAGACAAGTCATGCTGACAGTGCAGTTGACGGCAGTGCTATTGTAAGTTGGGAGCGGGACGTTGCCCCATCAGGAGATGATGTTGCTGTAAACAGTGGTATGATATTTATTTCTAATAGTTATAGACCCTTGGATGTCTTCTCAAATTTTAGCAATTATACACAGGTTCGAATTACGAATAAGAATCAAACTGGTTATGGTTCCAGGTTCATATTGAAACTAAGGATATTTGACTCAGAGTCCGGTAGCTCAGACTCACTTATTATAGACAACTTTGATTTTGATGTGATAAAAGATTTTACGACAGAACAGCGGAAGACCATTCGTATTTATGACCAAGACGCAAAAACTCCCTGCCCTGTATTGATGCGTGAGTATGTAGAAGGGAACCACTATCTAGATGTTTATGTATGGATTCCATATGGGATTGAGGCATCCAGTACAAAATATATCTATATATGCACAGGGGGAAATGGAGAGGGCATCCTTAATACACCCAGAGGTGGCAAGTTTGTAAAAGAGAATGAGTGGTCAGATCAGATGATATTTGCCCCTCCGTTAATCCGGGATACAAAGATTGCTGTTATGTGGAGAGGGAAAAACGGAGAAAGTAATCTAGCCAATACAGGGTGGACATTCTTTGTTGAGCAAACAAGCGGGTATACGGAAAGGGACATACCTAGTCATTTGTTTCCTACTCATACGATACCGGGGGCATCTCTTGTACAGCTAGGAAGCTGGTTTCCATTAATGAGCTATACTGCTATGGATTGGGAGAAGGCAGAAACAAAATTCTGCACCTTTCAGCGAATATCTTTCTTTGACACCGAGATATT